GCACGAAATCCAAATGCCCGTATTGTGAATGTGACTGGTGGAAATCGGTGAATATTCCAAATGAAGGTCTCCTGAATCCAAAACCAGGAGACCCTTCTGGTTATGTGACTAAAGATGGTATGTGGGCTGCAGTACCTTGTGGTAAGAAGTTTATCATTCTTCATAACGGGCAGCAAGTTCACACTGCAAACAACTACAAGTCCGCCAAAACCTACATTCAAAAGGCGGCAAAAGGTGCATCAGTTTCCAGTTTAGAGCAATTTCTATGAAAAAACTGTTTATTCTTCCATTCCTGCTTGCGTTTGCGACTCCAGCATCCGCAAATGATATGATGATTACTGTAAATGTAAATCGGGTTTGTGCTTCAATCGTGCAGATTCCTTATGCATCAGACAATTTTACTGATGAGGAATGGAAACAATTCCAAAAGTGTGTGCGATTTATGAGACAGTTTAATGGTGTTAAATAGTATACCTATGATACAGTAAAGTGTCTTATTATATTTCTTTTATCATATTCGCAGTGGTCGCCTATCTGATTGTAACAGATAGTAGCGTTGCCGCTGCTTTTGATTATGTGCTAAAATTAATCAGGATTGATTTTGAGAAAAAGAAATGGTGGTTTTGGAATAATCCACGCAATCCAATTGTGCGTTTTATGATTTGGAGACGCTCATATAAACTTGCAAAAGAACTTGAGAATGAGTTAAAATCAAATGCTAAATAACCCCATATGGAGATTACATATGCTTTCTACTGCTTATAGATTAAAACTTGAAGGAATTTGCAATAAAATTGTAAGTGGTGAAACAGTAGAATTGAGTGAAATGATTTGGGCAGAAAAACTTGCAAAAGCAAATCGCACAGCAGGTACAATGCTCCGTCAAGCAAGAAGAAAAGCAGAAAACCCAGATATGCAAGAAGGGGATATGGATGATTTTCTAAATCAACTTGATATTGGTGGATTGGGAAATGATCGTTTTGGTATTCGTAGATTTGATAGTGTAGATGATATTGTAGATTTTTTTGGAGAAGGTCGTGATAAACCAGAAGACTGGCGTCAAAGGGACTGAAATGAAAGCAGTATTATATTCAAAAGACAATTGTCAAGAATGTGATAGGGCAAGAATGCTTCTAGAAAGTCTTGATATTTCTTATCTTGAATATAAGCATCAACAAGATTTCACAGATAAACAATTTGTAGCAGAGTTTGGTAGTGAAGCATCATATCCACAAGTTGCAATTGATTATCAACATCTTGGTGGACTGAAAGAAACACTTCAATACCTCAAAGAGAGAAACCTCATATGACCTACGAAGAGTTTTTAGACCACCCCACAAGTTTTTTGGATGATATGACTCGGGTGATTACCATCAAAAATAAATATCGTTTAAAATTTACAGAAGAAGAAAAGGAAATCAACGACCACTTAATGACTTATTGGGAAGAAATGAAACTCAATGAAATTAGAGGGAACCTAGAAAGATGTTGGGAAATTGAAGAATGAAACACGCAGTTATTGTTTCCCTATGTTTTCTTCCTCTTGCAGTCATCTACATAGTAATGAAAGTGTCTTTGTGGTTGTCGTCTAGTGTAACGGAAGTCAATTATGTCAGAGAAGATGCCAAACGACCACACGGAAAATACTTGGAGAATCCATATGGAGACCTTGACGAAGAGAATGAGACAGACTGAGATTGCAGAAAAGATTGATAAGGCACTTTTTGAGTGGTATTTTGAAAGAGGAATGGAAGTTCCAAACTGGAAAATGCAAAAGGACCCGCAATGGTGGGTGGATTATCTGGAAGAACTTGACAATCCTGAGTAAATATCTTATAATACCCGCATATACAGTTTGATTATGAACTACAAACCTTATAGTATGGAATGGAGTCGGCGGAGGTATCTTGCCGAGGCAATTCAACAATACTTTGATACTGATGCCTCGCTGGATGTGGTTCTGGACGATATTGTGAGTGTGCTTGAAGAGAATGTAGAGCATCATAAGAGTCGTGCTGAACGCTTTCAGGAAGTTCTGGATGGATTGAAGTCTTTGCCTTACTGATATGAAACCTAAATTCCGCAATGTGCTTGAAATGGCGATTGAAGAAGGTGTCCGTTATGGATATAATCGTGCTTATAAACACATAGAAAATCCAAGTGAAGGTGCTATAATTGATAGTATTGTGGAGCAAGTGATGAACTCTCTTGATGAATGGTTTGATTTTGAGGAGCATTATAATGACTGATAGGGCACAAGAATTCTTAAATGCTGTATGGGACGCACGAAACAATCAGGGTGCTGATACAGAAGAGAAGTTGGTCTCTGCGATTCTTCAACTTGCAGCAGAAAATATTCAATTCTTTCAGGCACAAGACGGTAGAATTGTTCTAGATAAAAATGATATGCTACAACTTGCAGAGGAACTCACACAATGAAACTCTTTCATTTTTATAAGGTAGAAGACTTTGGAACTGATTATTCGTTTCAGTTCTTTACTATTAAACCAAAGACTTATAAGTGGTCTCTGCTACAAGTCTCAATTTCTTGGAATGATTACGCAGGATGTCCATATCTTCAAATCACATCAGGTGGTAATGGTCTGTTGAGTATTCTGTTTTGGATTTATAAGTTTGGAATGGATGTGGATATCTTGAGTAGAACTTGGGACAGAAATTATAGAGAGGAAGAAGAATGAGTATTTCACAAGGACTGGTTGAAACTGAAAACGAAGAACCTGGATTTGAGATTCTTCACCTCTCATTTCGTAAAAGAAGATCAGAAAATATGTTTGGTGGTCCTGTGGATTACTATGTCGGCAATATTGTATTCCGTTTGACTAACGAGGATGCAAAAGGTCGTATGGAATATATTCTCGCAGAAAATGAAAGAGTTCGTGTTGCTCCTGATAAAGAGTTACACGATAAGTATTATGATGGTCTTCACTTTAAGTTTGATACAAAAGAAAAAGAAGAAGATGCTGTAGAAGACGAAGACGGGCAAAAGTTCTATCCATTAGAAATTCACAACAAACACGGTATTAAAGATGAAGATGTCTTTATCTGGGGATACCGTCGTAATATGGACCCACTACACGACTTTATAACCTACATTGAGAAGTTTGATTGTTACAGAATGCACGAATACTTTCAGGACACTCCTGTGGTTCGTGGTATTATAGAGTATCTTCAAGATATGAAAGACGGAAAACCAAATCCAAGTCGTACTGTTTATCACGAACAATTCTTAAATACACTTACAAATCTCTGCTGGTGGTGGGACTGATGAAACAATTACCTTCAAAACGCGAATTGGATATTATGTGGACTGTGGCAACGAGTGGCAGTTTTGAGACTGGCACAAGACCTCATTACGGTTTTGCTGATATGCTGTATGATTACCTCACAGACAAACAGCATCCAGTAGGACTTTGTGATGAAAGTCAAAGTAGTTAGTGATCTTCATTTAGAATGTTGCGAACACGGTCACGGAGTTCCTGATCTAGGAGAAGGTGAAGTCCTTATTCTTGGTGGAGACATTCTTTGTGCTCGCCACTTTAAGACCAATGGAACTCTTCATCAGGTCTATAAGGACTTTCTGCAAAAATGTGCCGATAATTTTGAGTGGGTTCTTTATATCTTTGGAAATCACGAAGCATATGGTTACAACTGGGAAGGAACTCATAAGATTATCAAAGAAAATCTTCCAGAAGGTATTCATTTGATGGATAATAGTGTGGTGAAAATTCAAGATTGGAACTTCATCGGTGCGACGCTCTGGACTGATTTCCGTAAAGAAAATCCTCTGGAAATGATGGAAGCACAAAGGTATTTGAATGATTATAAGACCATTCGTATTACTCCAAACTATCGTAAGTTGAGACCAGAAGATACTCTGGAATTTCATAAGAAGTCAAAGCAGTTTCTTCTTGATACTCTGCCGATGTTTGAAAATCAAAAAGTCTGGGTTCTTACACATCACGCACCTTCGTACCAATCAATCCATCCAAAATACCGAACGGAAACTGTTAATGGGTCTTATGCAAGTGACCTTGATGATTTGATTTTGTCTCATCCGCAAATCAAATACTTCTCACACGGTCATACGCACGAAAGTATGGATTATTTCGTAGGTGATTGTAGAGTTGTATGCAATCCACGCGGATACTATAACTCTTATAATACCTCTGGTCTCAATCCAGACTTTGACCCACACTTTGAGATAGACACTTGAAGAACCGTCACAAGGGGTCTTCACGGAGACCCTTTTTTGTTGTATAATACTCTCATACGCAACAGACCAATGAGAAAAGTCACCGTAAGACCCAAAAGCAAGAAAAGTAAAAATCGCTTGTGTAATCTAATGGAAAACAATCCTGTCTGTATCGTAGAACAAGACAAAGGTGATGGTATGCTGTTTCTCGCAAGTGAGAACGGCAAATACTTCTTTTGGGTGAATGTTAATGATTTCTGGGAAACTGAATGGGAGGTGCTGTGATGAGGTTTAGAAACATTGA